GCATAAATCGTGAGCGTAGCGGAGTTGATAAAACCTAAACACACGGAGAATCAAATGAAAAAAGTATTAATCGCATTATGTTTGATAGCAATCTCAGGTAGCGCGTTTGCAGCAGGTCATCAGTTAACCGGTGCGGTTGTTATGACAAAGATCCCTGGATCAAATCTGGAAACACCTACTGTTCAATATAACGCCAGGTTTGCTTCACTGGCTGATTGCAATGCAGCTATTAGCACAATTGAGCACGCAACGTTCTCAGCTTATGACCAAGTAACAAAGGGCGGCAAAAGTGAAGGCGATATTCAGAAGTTCGTATTTCTGCAATGTCTGCCGCTGTCAAGCAATTAATAGTTAAGTCAATCAAAGCGGATCTCAATTGGTCTGCTTTGATAAGCAAACAAACTAAGGGGATGGGTATGATAAAAATACTGAATAAAAGTGGCGAAGTTTTGCTAACAGTGGAATTAGATAAACTGCGCGATGCCAACCTGCGCGGTGCCGACCTGCGCGGTGCCGACCTGCGCGGTGCCGACATGCGCGATGCCTACCTGCGCAGTGCCGACCTGCGCGGTGCCGACCTGCGCGGTGCCGACCTGCGCGGTGCCGACCTGCGCTGTGCCGACCTGCACAGTGCCGACCTGAGCAGTGCCAACCTGCGCAGTGCCGACCTGGGCTGTGCCGACCTGCGCGGTGCCGACCTGCGCAGTGCCCACCTGCACGGTGCCAACCTGCGCGGTGCCGACCTGATCACAATCACCTGGGCACCTTGGACAACATATATAACAAAAGGACATATCAGAATTGGATGCCAGTCTCACACGCTTTCAGAATGGCGTGAATTTTCTGACAATCAAATATCAGAAATGGATTCACGAGCGCTTGATTTTTGGAAAAAGAATAAAGAATTGATTTTTGGACTTTGCGAGCGATTTGAAGAAAAAGAAACGGTAACCGAAAAATCAGAAGCAGCTTGATATCCAAACAGGAGAACGATATGAACATATTGCACAGCATGCCACGTGGAAACTACTCGCAGTTATCGAATATTTGGTATTGGTTAGGCCGTGGGTACTCTATTAAAAAAGCTTGGAAGCTGAGGTTCGTATGAAACCACTTCTTAAATGCGAGATAACGGTTCGCACCGCAGATAAAAAGAACCGCACAGTTTACGGATTATTCCGGTCAACTTTTGATGCTTATATGCATACTTTGACCTCAGTAAATAAGTTATGTTATGTAAAAGTGATGGTGTTGTGATGAGACATCCAATTTTTGGGATTACTCGCCAAATACTAGCAATGCGTATTCGCGAGAACAAGTGGGACGCTCTTGATCGCGCCTTGAATGATCTGTTTCTTGATCTTGAGCATGAGGTAAATATGCCAATGCTTCTTGATGCAATCCAGGCATCGTTGACAGCAAGAATGGGTTTGATTGATGACTGCTCAAATGAGCATGGCAATCTGCAGCAAGATGTGGATATTTTTAACGCTATCGCTCCGCACATAGGAAGAAATTACCAGCATAACGGGCTGATTACTCGGGCTGAAAAACTTGAGCAATTGGAGATCGCGATATCAAAATTACAGGAGGTGACGACATGACTGACACAAGATTGATTTGGGTATTGTTGGTTGCTCTTGTATTCGTACTTTTTATGGACGATGGCGCTGCGCAAAGATGGTGCGACACGTATGATTTTTGCGAGGATCAATCGATTCATGCGGAAACAGCGGACGGAATTTATTACGAGATTGAGAAATTATGAGCGTTTATAAAAAGTTAATGCAAGCACGGATTATGATGCAGTCCGTAAAAATGAAAAAGAGCGGACATAATAAATTTGCGGGATATGATTATTTTGAGTTGGCCGATTTCCTCCCTGATGTTCAACGAATCTTTAGCGAAATTGGCTTGTGTGGCGTAGTAAGTTTTGGCAAGGATTTAGCGTCTCTGACCATCACTGATATTGATGATGTGTCGCAGCAGATTGTAATAACCAGCCCGATGGCAACAGCAGCGCTTAAAGGATGCCATGAGATTCAGAATCTCGGGGCTGTTGAAACATATGAGCGCCGGTATCTTTGGGTTGCTGCTATGGAAATACTTGAGCATGACGCGCTTGACTCTTCAAACCCAAAAGACCAGGAAGAAAAGCCAAAGAAAACCAATATTAAATATCCTTACCCGGAAGCAACATGGATAAGCAGGGCTACAGGGTGGCGCAAATCAATTGAGAGTGGAGAGAAAAAGGCTCAAGCGTTGATTGATTACCTGCTTACAGTTGGCACTATCACGGACGAAAGAAAAGCGCTTATTCGGTCATGGGAAAAACAAACTGAGGATATACCACAATGACCATATTTTTTGATATCGAAACCTTGCCAACAAACGACGAATCGGTTATTGCCGAACTTACCAAGACAATAACCGCTCCTGCAACACACAAAAAGCAGGAGACCATTGATAAATGGATGGAGGAAAACAAAGACCAGGCATTGAAAGACCTGATATCTAAAACCAGTTTTGACGGCATGTATGGCCGTGTGGCTTGTATAGCATGGGCATGTGATGACGGCGGGATGCACTCATCATTGCCGGATGATTCTGAAAGTGAAGCTATTGAGCGCTTTTATGATTACGTGAGTTTCGATATAAGTACAAATTCGTTTTGTGGGCACAATCTGCACGGCTTCGATCTGCCATTTCTAAAACACAGATCCATTATTTTAGGCATCCGCCCACCAGGATCACTGCTTGCCGCCATGAATGCCAAAGCTTGGGATAACTGCGTGCAAGACACAATGCTTTTATGGTCACCAGACAAGCAGAAACGCGCATCAATGGACAGGCTTTGCCGTGTGCTTGGGATAGATGGTAAGGGTGGATTTTCTGGTGCTGATGTGAGTAATGAATGGGAGCATGGAAGTAAAGAAAAAGTTATCTCATATTGTCGAGATGATGTTGATCGTACAAGACAAATATATAAACGGATAATGTTTTTATGATTCACTTCTATATCGGCCTTGCATCCGACTTAAATGGCAAGGCTTCTCATGGACTCTGGCAGATACCATCCGTTATGCAAACTTCCGAAAGGTTGAGAGTCCAGGTGAAGCCTTTTTTGTGGCGAGTATAAAATGAATATTTGTACGATTGATGGATGTGGAACTGGTGGAAGAATAAGAAAAGGATTTTGTAATAAACATTATGATAAATATCGAATATATGGCACCACAAAAAGTCCATTTGAAAAAACCATTAAAGAACGATTTGATGAAAAATATGAATTAATCACTGAATCTGGGTGCTGGATATGGAATGCATCAGTTAATTATCGTGGTTATGGAAAATTTCAGTTAAAGAGCAATACTACAGCTGGAGCTCATCGTGTTTCATGGGAATTGCATTTCGGTAAGATTCCTGATGGTTTATATGTTTGCCATAAATGTGATATTCCTTCTTGTGTAAACCCAAATCATTTGTTTTTGGGGACAGCAAAAGATAACACTGCTGATATGCACAAAAAAGGAAGATCACCAAAAGGATTTAAAAGAAATCCAAAGACATGCTCTGATAATGCAAAAAGGAAACATCATGAATTTTGTTCAATTTGATTATTGTATCGACGACGTAAGCAGAACCCGCGAGATTTACAAGAGATTAACTTTTCAACAGGACTCAGCAGCATGAACAAGGCACAGCAGATCTGGTTACGAGATTTTGGATTGTCGCCTGTTCCTGAATGCTTCCACGTATCGAAGCCAGCATCAAAAATAAAAAATTTGATGCACACAGTCGCAGGTTACAACGTGACATCAAAAGAACAAAGATCACAGATACGTGCAGCTGTTGTTGTGGCCTTAAAATCAGGCAAGCAGTATTACCAAGAGATTCAAGATGAACTTGTTTCAAAAGGAATTATTTCGGCCAAAGAAAATACAAATAATCTTCCGTTTGTATCACGGACAACGCTTCTTCGTGTCGCAAAAGAAGAGCGCGACAGGCTTGGAATCGTGTTTGAATTTGGATCAACAAAAGTGATAAAAATGTTTGATAGCGGGTTAAGCAGAAAAGAAATAGTTTCTCTTCATGGCCTTACAGATGAATACGTTTTTGATGTTTTGAAGAAACACGGAAGAATTAAACCTAAATATAATAAGGCGGTTAAGAATGGCAAGTTTAAATCAGTGTAATTTTATTGGCAATATCGGTAAGATTGAAGCGCGTTATCTGTCTAACGGCGATGCTGTGACCAACTGCTCTTTGGCTGTTAATGAGACTTGGAAAGATCAAAACGGTGATAAGCAGGAGAGGTGCGAATGGGTGAACGTAACCGCATACAAAAAACTAGCCGAAATAATGCAATCTTATTGCGTTAAGGGCATGCAGATTTACGTATCAGGAAAAATGCAAACAAGGAAATACACTGATAAAAATGGCGTAGAGCGCTACGCTACTGAAATTATTGCAAACGATTTAAAAATGCTCGGTAGCAAATCAGATCGACCTGAATCATCGCGTGATGACAAGCCATCCTCACCAGATAGATCGCATAACGGCAAATCTGGAACCGGCTTTGACGATTCGGATATTGATGATATTCCATTCTGATTTATAAGAACATTAACTAAAATGAGCGCCATAAAAGACCAAATCGACACAGCGATTCACTGGGCCGACCGGTGCAAATCGATACTTGAAAAGATGAATTACGCCGGATGAAAGAGTCGAACTGTCAACGCTGTGCGCCATAGCGATAGAGCTTATCAAGTCAGCGTCTCCGTACAAATTGCGCGAAGCTGGCCGGATTGTTGAACTTAGAAATTTAGCAAGGAAGATAAAATGAAATATGCCAGCGAAACTGATTTGCGATATGTTTTTAGCAAGATTCATGATCTTGATGATTCTGCTCCACTAATGCAATTGCTTGATGAAGCTATTGATACCTGCAAAGAACTGCCCCAAGAACAATGGCAAACTATAGATGAGTTTAAGGCTAATCCGGTTGATGGCGATTATCATATTCTTATTGGTGGCCACCGGCTTATTCTGTTTTATAGGGATCGAGCATTCTGGTCTAGTCAAACCGAAAACAGATTATTCGTGCATCAAAACGATATTACCGAGGTAATGCCAATCAAAACACCGGAGGCCCCGAAATGACAAAGCAAACGATTGAAGTTGATGTCCCGAATGGTTATGAGATATCTAAAATAGAGTACTTTTCAGATAGTCAATACATTAAGGTGCGGATAAAAGAAAAAATCCAGCCGCGCAGGATAGTGCTTGAGGAGACGAATGAGGAAAGAAGGATTTGTTTTGGAGAGTGGTACGAATCGCAAGAAGGCAAATTGATGCGCTGGCCTTATGGTGGGAAAACTGATGGAAAGCATAAAGTGTGGCGCGAAGTAAAGGAAACCGACATTCCCTTAACTAACGAAGAGCCCAAGTTAAGTTTGAGTGTGAATGAATGCAAAGAAGCAATGAGGAAACTGGAGACATTTAACGTCACCGACCTGTCTGTAAAAATATGCAGATTTCTTAAGGATAAATGATGACTGAATGGAAAGAATACACCGGAAGCGATGAGCAGATTGCTGAAATGGCTGAGGCTGATAGCTTTATTATAAAAGCAAACGGAGTTGAATCTCATGTAATGCACCACATTGACGAAAGAGGGCTGCTTGTTGATTGTGATGAATACCTAATATGCAATAAGCACAAGTACGCAAAGCTAATACAAAGGTGGTCTGTAACTGGACAACCTGTGCACGTTAAAGTTGAATGTGAGCGCGGCAATCATTTATTGGACGTAAGCACTGGGTTCTATTACTTCGATCTTGAACATTCTGTTTTCATAACAAACACACCAGACTGGGACATACCGAACGCAGAGTATTCATTCACTGAGTTCAAGGATGACAGAGACCGTCCGGAACCATCGTTTCACGGAGATGCTATCTAATATGAGCTGCGGAGCGCATAAACATGGACAGTGAAGAATTAAAGCAGACACTACTGTTTATCATAGTTGGTGTAGGGATAATAGTGATTAGCGTATGTGGAAGCAAGTATTACGCTGATTTTATTAAATACATTGAGGGATGAACATGATGATTGAAGGAATAAGCAAGGAAAGGCTGCTTGAAATAGCAAAAGCGCCGGTTACCAAGAATAATGAAGAACTGAAATTTATCCTGAGATGGCTGATAACTACGGAGTGCACCGAACTCGACCAATGGATTCCTATTGATGAGAATACACCGAAAGATAGATCGCTCTTGCTACTATGGCCACAAGAAATAGGCGGAGCGATGCAGGGTTATTGGTTGTGTGATGCGTGGTATTGTGACATGTGGGAGCTAACAGGATCGATTATGAGCAATCAACCAACACACTATAAACTATTACCGGAAGATCCGAAATGAAGGAAATTCTATTAATCATAATAATGATGGCTGCAATAGAGTCGTGCACAGTGCTGCAAAGAATTGATAAGAAACTACTTCCAATGCCGCCAGCCGAACAGCCGAACGCCAGCCCAGATCCCGTAAGCAACCCACAAGCAAAGGACATTTAAAACACTATCCAAAACAGTCTCAGGGTACGATATCCTGAGACTCTCGTAAGTTGCCCCGCGCAGTACTTTATCAGCCATCGCACGAGTCACAGTAACGCCTGGTATTGATTCGTGTGGCTGTGTGTAAAGCTTGTCATGTAGCACAGCAGGATATTTGCCTCGATTGCCTAGCAACATATAAAATATAGGCACTCTTGGCGTACTATCGAAATCAGTGTCAAAATCACACTCTACTATAACAAGGCCGATATTGCTTGATCTGTAAATTAGCGGCTCAGTCAATTGATATCTTGGTCGTCTGAATAGGCCACCTGAATCAATTTCCCGCATAGAAGGTTTTGTGTAGAATGCGCCCATTATTTAGTCCCACCTATGCCGCCGTTCATTTTAAAGTATGCGTGCGCTCTATTTGAGCAACACAAGATAAATGCAAATCAGCAAGCCTTGCTATTTGATATTCTGCGTAGACAAGCTTTCGTTGATTATCTTCGGCCAATTCTTGGTTGCAAGCTCCTTGCCCTCCTGGATCATCGCTTTTGAATACACCGGCTTTTCCGGGCACGGCGTTTCTACGATCCGCATTTGCTTTGGTGTCGATTCGCAAGCTACGAGTAAGGGCAGCATCACGCTCAGAAATAAGGCTTTTAATTTGTTCGTCATTATGAGTTAAAACTCCTATCAGTATATTGTCGTTTTCTTTGGCTTTATCTGCTACGGATTTTTTCGCCTTAGCCAAAATACCCGCCACCTTGATTGCGTCTTTTGCGTCCCTTGCTTCGTATAGAGCGGTTGCACGGTCGTATCCTCCCTGATCAATCTTATGATAAGTATAGGCAAGTGCTGCGATGATAGCCAATGCAGCGAGTATTTTTAAGCCATATTTTGCCGCAAAGATAAATACTTGCGGTGGAATTGGTATCATATTAACATCCGTAATAGTATGGCACTAAGTCATCATTTTTCATGATATACCCTCGTGATTGATACTGTAATGGTTGCCATCTTTAAACCTGCCTCCCCACGTGCCGCCTTGCGACTCCCACCACTCGCCGAGTGGTTGATGATCTGTTGTGGCGCTTAAATACTTCCCATCTTTAAAAAGGTTCAGATCGATAGCGAGTCGGTTCTTGTGTGCGCTTCTTGATGCGCCATATGCCAGCACCTTGCCCTGCTCACCAAACGCGCGAGGATCACGATAAACATCACCAAGCGTAACCTCAAAACCTAATTCGTGCGCTTTATCGAGTAATCTTGCGACCATCTTCGCGAACTTTCTTTGCTTCTCTCCGAGACTAAGTTCATTCTGCATTTTTATCCCTCGACGTTGAGTAAATCTTAAAAGCGTAACCTATAACCGCGCTCATTAAAGTTTGTAAAGATCCAATTATTATCACGATGTCAGTAGCGCTCACGTTATTGTTTATCCCAAACCTTGCAAAACTGAAAGACTCAATTGTAACATACGCATACATCACGCACAGAAAGGCAAGTATTAGGCGTCGGAATAAATGGTACTTTTCAAACATTACCCGATCAACTTTTTAATAATATCATAAGCAACATACAGCACAGCCAAAGACCCTCCCCACGATTTTAACGTATCTATCGTTGTAAAATTATTCTTTGTGCGCTCGACCGTAGGCTGCAGCTCTACCCACTTACTAAGAGTGTTGTTTGTTGTGTGCAGCGCTTTGGTCAACTCTGTTATTGTATCGTTAAAAGATTTCATGGTCTTGTCGCTATCTTCGCGATGTTTATCATGTGCGTCATGACGCGCATTACATGCCTCAATCGCGGCCTCCATTTTCCTTCGGTCATTAATTCTGCGTTCTTCGATCATGGTGTGTACCTCTTCTTTGCTTACAAGTCCCCACGCCATGTTATCCC